CACCGAAAAACACACCCGATTTGGATTCACCCGCAACACAAGGCGGCGCCACGCAAGTCCCATCTGACTGGCGGACCTGAGGCGACACACAATCCGGGCGGGTACATTGAGAACCCGAAAGAGTCCAATTTTGCCCTACTGGACACGTATACGTGGACGGGCATCCTTGCGCCGGTACAGCAATACCCGCAGGAAAACAAGCATAGGCAGTAGCAAGAATACTTTGATATTGCGTGCCATTATAGGTACACGCCCCGACGTTGATACCCGCTGTCGCGGACGCAACCCAATTTTGGCAACCGGCTGTTTGACCCGCTGTAGTACGCGGCCAGAACATCGCATTTCGGGTATACGCTGGTTCGGACACACCGGGTACTAACGTCGACGATATTGTCTCTGCTATCGACGTAGTACCGAAAAGGACGAGGAACAACGCTATTACATTTCGCAGAATTGCCACGTCACACGACCGTTTTCTGTTTGAGGGTTACAAGGGAATTGTGGGCGAACGTTATGAGGACGGCCATAGCTCGCGCGTTTTTCGTCGCCTACGACAAAGCCGTCAATTTCAGGTGGAAAGGTATGTTCCGACGACGCCATGCGAACAAACCAGCCAGGTACAACATGCGGAATTTTTCCGTTGCCCCTTGTGACTTCTTGTTGAGCGACAAGAGGCAATGGAAAAACGACCCCCGAGAGGGCCGTCAAAATCGCAAGGGATTTTGTCAGGGCCATGATTAGACGGCCTTGTTCGCGCCCTTCTTGAACAGCTTAACCAGCACAAAACCGCCGGTGGCCAGCGCGATGATCGGCCACATGGCGGCCAGAACGTCGGTCACGTTGCCGCTGATCGCGGTGAAAGCAGCGGTAGCTTCAGTTGGGAGAGCAGCATGAGCGGAAGCGACCATACCAAGGGAAGTGGAACCGATAACGGAACCGATCTTTTGAAACATGTTCATTTGGATTCTCCTTTATGAACAGTTACCGAAGAGCGACATGCCCAACGGGGGGAAAATCCCCACGATTGCCAAGTGGCAATCATTGGAATTCTCATACGTGATTCATGGCCTCCTTGAATTTCGTTAAGGTGTAACCCGCTGCAAAGCCAATCACCCACGCCGAAACCAACGAGCCAAGCAACAGACCCGCATCAACCGCGCTCATGGCCGAAACCCCGTGCGAAAGCCGCCGAAGGCGGCGAAAAACAACGCCGCGAGCCAGAGCAAATCTTGAAGGCTGTAAACGTCCATCAGATGAACACCAGCGCAATGAGGAGGGGAAACGACAGGCCGACAAGGAACCACGTCACTTGATGCATCATGCAGCCCTCAGTTCGGGAAGGCCGTACCAATCAGGCGCGGCCAACGGTTTTAGAGAATGTTGCGGCAGGGCTTCGAGCATCCTTTGCAATGCCTCTTCAGCGTTCGGATGACCATTCGCCAAATTACGCGGCTCTGAAACGTCCAGGCCATAGGCCAGGAGCGCGCGGCGATGTGTCTTGAATGTCGTTTTGCACATGAAGGCGCGCAAATCACGCCCGTCGATCCAGGCGAGCGCCGACATTTTGAGTTTTTGCGGCATGGCATCAATGAGCCGCGCCGTGGAATCCGCACGCGCCAGGAGTAGGCCCGCCGTTTCATGATCGAAAAGGGCGATTAATTTACCCATGTCCATATCCCCCAGGAAGCGCTGATTGTGTTCTCGTAGAAAATGCGAGCCGAATTTGCATTCGACCCTGACTAGCCCGCAGTCCATCGCGAGTTGATATTCATCTGTTGCCTTGATTTTCGCTTTTGCCTCGTCGCCTTTGGCATGGGCGAGCATTTCCGGCCCTTTGCGATACACCACGACGCCCTTATGGAGCCGCTGACCTTTGCGCGTAGGCATACCAAAGGAAACCGTTTCGTCACCGAATGCGGCCTTACTGACGCGCGCCATACGACGCCCGCGCATGTCGCGCATGGACTCGGACGCCAGAGCATCGGAGCCGGCGAAATAATTACGGGTCACGTGGATTTCATTGCAATACGCACCGGACCACATGAACGGCGAAACACCGCGCTTTTTGTCCGTTTCGCTGATGCTGTCGCGCATGTACTGAAGGCCGACCGAGAACGGCGGAATTTTCTTACCCGTCGCCCTGATTGCCTGATTCGCCAGGAACACGGATTCGACCAGCCCATAATTGAACAGGTTGTCCGAACGATCAAGCCGGCCAATGTTGCCGGACACCTGAACGATACGCCCGTCGGATTTCATACCGACCGACGTTGAAAAGGAACCCTCACGCCGGCCACGTTTGAAACCAAAGCCGCATGATTGCGGGTCCGCCGCTTTGCCGGTCAGCAGATGATAGACATTGCCGTCCTCATTTAGCGATTCGACCAGATCAGAGCCGCGCGCATACACGCCGCCATGATACAAATCGAACGGCTCGAACCCTTTGGAGGCCACGCGCGCCAGATAAGCCGCGTCATGGGCAGAATAATCGACCTCTCCGCAAGACGTAACCAACTCAGGCGCGCCGGTAGGAATGCGCGCCATGTTGAAGGTTTTGAGATGATCTTGTTTCAAGTCGAGCCAATCAATGAACGTGTCAGATGCATGCATGAGAAAGGCGGGTTTCTGATACGCAAGTGTTAAAAATGGGCCTTGGGACCACTCTTTACTAGAGGAGTGGTCCCGCCCAACAAACCGCCCGCGCTGGAGCTGGGCGCGAACGACTGACAAACCACATCGGCAGCGACCGGCACACGCTTAACCAAGCACCACAAAGCGCCTTCGCGCGGGCCGGATTGAAGCACGCGCGAGGAATTGCAAAACAGGCAAGCGGAAGCGTTCATAGTGACCACTCAAAGCCGCGCGCATCAAACCGCAGATACCCGCCGAAGTCAGACGGGAGGAGGGCGCGCATAGCCCACAAAGGCACAAAACAATCAGGCAATGGGGAATTCCCGAGTGACAGAGGCAAACGGGAATACATGCGACCGCGAGGCCGCGCGCAAAATTTCCTCGACTGTTTCAATGGAGAGCCCTTCGGATTGCAGAAGGCCCGCGAGCGATTGCACACGGGCCAACTGGTACGTAACCCCGTTAATGAATTCGCGTTGCGCCTCGAACAACTGGAGCGCATGACGCCGGACAACAGCACCGGCAGACGCAAAATTCTCATCATCGGACACCGTATTACTCGACGGCGGTTAGGGTGATATTGGTAGCGAAAGCCTTTTCGCCGTGTTTGTCCTGGTAGGACCGGCGATAACCACCGAGCAGAACGCGTACCGTCACGTCTTCTTGAGGCTTGCCCAGAAGCGCGCGGCTGCGAACTTCGACGGCCTGCGGCTGCGTATAGCTGTCCGGAGCCGGCAGCATGATCGCGGTAAAGATGCCGGAATCAGAGCGTTTCACTTCGATAACGCGGCCTCGAATCATGGCGTGATTCATCGCCAATTTTTGGGAGTCGAGCGGCTGGACTTGTGCGGGAGCGTTCATAGTGTGTTTCCTCGTAGGTGCATCCAAAATTGGACGAGCAAAGACTAATTCAATTTTTGGACTGTTGTCAATGTCCAAATTTGGGAATACTCTGAAAACTTGACGCAGATCAAACGAGGCAAGACGATGACCGCAGCCGAATACTTGAACGAAACCAAGAAACGCCTTGAAATATCAAGCGATTACGTCGTGATGAACGAAACGACAAGATGAAAGCGTCGCGCCGTTGGCGCAGTTAGTCGGGCCTGCGGCCCTTTTGCCGTGCGGAGGCCGTTCAAAATGTTCGGCCCCTTCTTGGACGAATTTCCCGCCAATCAGCCCTAAACGCCGATGTGTCGCACTCCAGCCCCAAAAACTCAAGGGTGAAATGCACGCCGAGAACCCGGCGCCCTTGATTTTTCGTGGCCTACATGCGCCCCAGCGGCAGGGCCGACCGACGGGAAATAAGCACATCCAAAAAGGAGCCAACCGTGAACATTTCAAACAACCGCACAGCAACAAAAGAAACCCACAAGGGGCACTCGCTCGGGGAAATGTGCAACTTCGAAAACGGGGAAAAATGATGATCTACGAACTGCAAAACGAAATCACCGAAACCTGCACCGGCAAATGCTTCCGGACCTTCGGAGAGGCATATTGGGAAGCGGAAACCCTAGCCGCACGACTGCAACAACCGATTCAGATTTGGGACAACGGTCGATACTTGATGACCGTACAGCCGAAAAAACAACTAAGCCCAGATCGCCCGCGTTGGTAAAATTACGTCGCCGCAACCTGGGCGTCCCGGCTGTCTGGATTGCCTGCTAGGCTGCGGGGGGTTCTGGCTTGTCGGGACGGGGGGCCGTCACCGGCTGCGCCGGTGCCGTCCCAACCGGCCCGGGTTCCCGTTGGCCCCAGTCTTTAAAGATGCCGTGTTCGACAATCTGGCGGCAAATGGCGTCGGTGGTCACAAGGTCATTTCCCTGTTGATCCGTGCAGCGGCAGCGCTTGGCGGTCGCCACGCAGCCGGTTGGAAACGGCGCGTCATTCGGCTTGGTGATCTCGTCATAAACGGGGGCCGTGTAGGCCAATCCGTTGATTCTCGGGGTACGTTCGGCGTGATAGCTGGCCGGTGATCCGGGCAAGTGATCCTTAATCTTGGCTTCTGTCTTTTCAACCTTGGCCTCGATGCTGGACAACGGATTAACACGCGCATCGACGCGGGTGTAGGCATACCAGCCGAGCGCGATCGCGCTCAATGCACCGATACCGAACACATAGACATAGGCAGGAATTCTGACCTTGATCTTGGTGTGAAGCTCTGACGACTTGTAAAGATCGAAGGCGCGTTTTGGCAGGGTGTACTTGCTACGTGCGGCGAGTTCCCGGCTTGAATTGCTTTCCGGGTCCCCAAGTTCTGTCCACTCGTAGCGATACCGCCCTAGCGGGGTCACTCGAATATGAATGTGCCGACCGACCAACTTGCGGATGTTGGAATCAATAAGACCGGGGTGCTGAGTCAGAAGAATGAAATCAACGCCCAGGTGGCGGTGGGTTTCAAATGCGGCAACCTCCGGGGGTACTCGCGTACCGGCTGGCCGGGGACGGTATACCCGTTGGGCCTCGTCGATGACGACTAGAGCATTTTCGGGAAACGTGAAGTAAGCCAGATCAAGCGAGGGGTCTTCAGGACTAGTCCTGTATTCGGTCCATTCATCGACCGGGGGGCAGGTTATGTGCGGAACCTTGAGGTCCGGGATACCCATCACGAACAAGGGACGACCCTTGAACTGTGGGTCGTTGGCGATCATATCGACGGTCAGCGCGGTCTTGCCACTTCCGGGCTGGCCGGTAACGATTACAACGCTCATGTCGCGATCTTGGTAAGGCGACCGAGAACGACGAACGACGCACGGGCGACCAGCGCACCGGTGATGATGCCAAGCACCTCAGGGATACCGCCGAGGCTGGACAACTGAAGAACCGCACCGGAGACTTGGCCCCAATTCGCCTGAGCCTGAGCGACAACGGAATTAACAAGTGTCGTAACGCTTGCGTAGGTCACCATGCCAATTCCGAGCATGACAAGGACTTTCTTGGCTATAGGCCAAGCTGCGGCGAGAAGCCAGAGAAATAAATTAGGCATCGCGGAACGCTCCCATCACGATGAAACCCGCTGCCAGCCATGCGAGGGCCAGCAGCAGAGGGCGAAGCGTTGTAGCCATCTGGCAGGGATAGGCATAGGAAAGTTTTGCGCCCTTGGGCAAATTGACGTCTGCGGGACAACTCGACGCACTGCCAAACGACTGAACAGTTACCGAAGTAACGCCGCGTGTTTCGGTTGGCAACGCATCCCCATCCGTGGGCGTTCCTTTTTCGGTGCAGCCGATCCGGTCCGGGTGTTGTTCGCATTCGGATGGCTCCCCATCGCCGCCGCCATTCCCCGTGCCGGATGCCTGTCCCTCCGTGACAGTTGTACCGATGACATTGCCAGAGCCATCCTTGGTAGTCGTCGTCGTGGTGCATTGATCGCCTGTGCAGGTCGTCGACGTGCTTTCGGTGGTGGTTCCCGTGGGTGTCGTGGTGGTTTTTTCCTGTGTCGTGGTTTTTACTACAGGAACCGGGGATTCCCCCGCAGTAGTGCAAACCGTGCCGGATGAAAGCGTGATGAATCCGCCACCAGAAGCGAGGCACTTTTGCTCGGGTGTGCGCGTGTCCTCCGTGGGGGTCTTCTGGTTCGGTGTGGGAACACTTGGCGTTGCTGTACACGTACTACCAGTAACAGCAACAATTTGTGTAGACCAGTGGCCGCCCGCTGCGACGGATAAACCGCCCGTCGTCATCGTACAACCCCCATTGCATACGGTCGACGGGGAAGTTGATCCCACACCCGAGACGCCTTTGCCCTTATACGACGGGGTATCGGCCGCATCACATCCACAGGTTTTGGATGTCTCGTTATATCGCTGCGCCCCTTGAGGACAGACGCAAATTCCATTCGCCCCAAGTACCGCGCCAGACGAGCCGCAGGTTGGCCGACAATACCCATCGAGTTCACGACTTTCGCCGGCGGGGCAGTCTGCGCGATAGCATTCGCCGTTTTGTTCGGTCCATCCGGAGGGACATGCCTGCATAGTGGAAATGACGAAGCCCCGATAATCCGCAGCACCCCACTGCGGGTTATAGCAATATGGTTGACCGGGATACAGATAGTAATTCATGTCTATCGCGTGATCGCCCCATCCACGCCCCGCTGCGTTTATTACGCATGCGGCAAGCGCGGTCGATTGCCCCTGGCTGCACTGATAGCCCGCACAATAGACAGTTGACTTTGGCGCGGTTTCCGCTTTGACCGATCCCGCGAACACGACGAGCGCGGCGAATAGCCAGAACCAAAGAATCGGGCGCACTTTCATCGCAGAAGCAACCAGACAGGCAAGACAATAAGGAGCATTCCGGCCCATGCCCAGAAATCCAGTGTAATCATCGCGCTTGTTTCCTAACCATCGAATAACACCACGCAAGTACCATCGTGGTTGCAATACCCCAGCCGACCGTAAGCCCGTCATTAAAGGCCATCGTTTCGTCACAGACCGGAAAGGCCGGTACAGTCGCATTGCTTGAGGTCAAATTGGTGATTGCACCGTCTGAGGCGATGGATTGCCGTTTAATCACCCACGTCGTACCGACCTTTTCGAACCAAGACAGGTAAGAAGTTGCCCCGGCGGTGTAACTGGGGTCCTTGCCCGAGAAGTAAGCGTCTACTGCATCCGATTGTGACGGATAACATTTTTCCTTGAGCAAGGCCCCCATGATTGCTGCTTACTTGGCAGCGCGGCGCATCAGCTTGAAGCCGAGCAGACCGATGATCGCAACGAACACGGCACCGGCAACGGTGGCCATATCTGCACCGGCGTCGGTGATTGCCGTGGACACGGCGACCGGAACGGCCGCTTGAGCTTCGATGACAAGACCGGTAAGACCGGCCAGAACTGCGGATTGCTTGAACATGCTGTTCTCCTTTAGTTGGAGTTGAGAAAACCCCGGCCACTGTTCAAGGATGACCGGAGCAGGGAAAAATCTAGCAGCGCGGCGAAGCTCGTCCCATGAGCCCACAGCGTGAGCCAAGACGACACGAACCGGTCGGAACTGA